ATTTTCATTGTTAGAATCCTCTAACACTCTTGGTGCGTCTTTAATCGCCATCATTTACTCCATATTTTTTTTAGTTGTTTTTCATCTACACCATACTTTGATATAATTGAATATACGACATCTTTACCCATAATGTCAAGCGTTTTTTCAATATTTTCTGAACTTTCCTCAAAATAATCACATAACATATCCATAGCCCACTTTTCTATCTTGGATTTCTTCTTAGATTTAGTGTATCGTAAGTATGTATTTCCTCTTGGTAGTATGTTGGTGTAGAATTGATAAATTGTTTTTGGTTTCAATTCCCAATATTGTTGTATTTCATTTACAACTTCTATCCACTCGGCTTTCATTGATAAAAATCTATGCACCATATAATTGGACCAAGTTTTCTTGTCCGCATCTGTAATGTTGTCCCAATACAATTGGTTCTGAACATTAGTAATTTGTTTTATGTGGTCAAATAGTGTTTTTGTTTTCATTGTGAATAACCTTAGATATAAATAAATAGTTCATACGAACTTCAAAATGTAAATTATTTAAAAGCATCTCCTAATATCCAAGTGACTATTGAATATCTTACACCTTTTGTTATTGGTCTAACTCTGTGTCCTAAAAATGCAGGGAATAATATTAATGAACCTTTTTTTCTTGTTCCGAAGTAGTTTTCATCACCCTCATCATTTGCGATACTAAATTCAAAATCTCCACCCTCATAATCTTGTTCATCACTTAATTGGATAATCGCTGATATCTTTCTTACTGATGTCTCATTTTTACCAATGTCTAAATGCCAGTCATATTTGTCTGTATTTTCATATCTTAACAACACTATGTCCTCTAATTGATATGGTTTTTCTAAATGAAAATTAAAATTGACTAAGTTTGACATCTCACAAGCCATAATAATATGTTTAGTCAATTTGAATCCGTCTGATAATACAACATCATTTTTTAATCTTACCTCTTGGACTTTACGAACATTTTCATTTAATTCACTACCCTCATAAGTTCCTGCCACACCTGACTTTTGTGGTTTTGACTCATCAAATTTTTGAATTAGTTCATCACATTGTTCTGAAGTTAAAAAGTTTTCTCTATGTAAAACAAAATTAAATTTATTATTTTCTTTCATTTGAAAGGTTCTCCCGTAATTATCTCTCTCATAATATATCTTTCTCCGCCTGTTAATTCTGTAACCATATGACTGACAAAAGATGGAAACACCAACACATATCCTTTTTTGTACGGTGTTTTGAAAAACTGTCCGTCGTTCGTAAATGCCAGATGTAAATCACCACCCTCAAATTCACTTTCGTCTGACAACTGAATCAAACAAGTTAACTTATTGATTGACTCTTTACCTTTATCATAATCTGCGTGCCAATCAAATTTGTCGTTGTTCTTATATCTTAGTGCTTTTAAATCTTTGAGAGTATCTGACAACTGAAAGTTCCATACTTTATTATTTAATATCTTTACATATGGTTCTAATTTTTTATTTATCCAAGAATATTTCTCATCACCATACACATACAACTCCTCAAATGTTCTGGCATTTTTAACTTCATCTGATTTGTTGTCTGAATTTACGATAACTGCGTTCTCATAACCAGAAATCCAATTGGTCTCCTCTTTTAATTGTTTTATTAGTTTATCACATTGTTCATCAGATAAAAAAGGCGTGTGTGTAAACCATTGAAAATTATCGTTCATTTGAAATGATTCCCTATAAAAAATTCTTGTAATACATATCGTGTTCCACTAATGACTGGCTTTACTCTATGTGATAAAAATGTTGGAAAAAATGTGATTGAACCTTTTTCTTTCGGAACTTCATACCAATTCATATCGTGGTCTTGTAGTGCAAATTGTAGTTCCCCACCCTCATATTCACTAGGGTCCGTCAACTGAACAATAGCAGTTAACTTTCTTAATGAACTATTACCTGAGTTCATATCTGTATGCCAAGTGTAAAAGTTTGTATTCTCATATTTTATTAACTTTAGTTCATCATCACACTCTTGAATGTCAAACTTAAACGACTTCATATTAACTAACTTAGCCATTGAAAAAATCTTTTCTTGTAGTGATTTCCAATCTTTGTTTGGTTTGTCCGGTCTTTGATTCGTAAGTGGTTGTTCACATAAATACCACTCGGAAGTTTTTCTAAACTTTTCATCTACTCCTAAGTTTTGTTCATCATCTACACGAACTCCACCCTTTAACATAACTTCACTTTCACTAATATCTTTTACCAGTTCATCACATTTATCATCTGATATAAAATTAGGAATCTGTATGTAAAACTTAAAGTCTTCGTTTTTAATTAATGTCATTTAAAAGTATTTCCTTGTATCCAAGTTAACATTGTGTATCTGTCTTTGTCGTAAAATTGTGAGACTTTGTGTGCTGCAAAAGCTGGAAATATAACTATTCTTCCCTGTTGAGACTCTATCTTATCTCCCCAAATTTCAAGTTCACCACCCCAATAATCATCATTCAAGAATACAACTGATGTTAGTTTTGTAGTTGTATCAACTAATCTACCTGGTCCTGCTGCGAAGTCTGAGTGTAGAGTATTTTGTTCTTTGTAAGTTCCAGACTTGTAATACTTCCCCTCCTGTAATTGAATACTATCAATGTCAAATTTGAAATGAATATCGTTAGATAGTTTCATTACTTTCCAAACTTTATCTAAGTATTTCTCATTGTCTAATTTTACAACTTGTGCTCCACAAGTGTCTATTTGTTGAGACTCTTCATCAATAATACTTATTATTTCTTGACATTCAGTCTTTGATAAGAAATTATCTCTTACTAAATACCACTTGAAATTATCGTTATGTAAAAGGGATTTCTGATTCATCTGATACTAAAACCTTATTCGCAAAATAATTACCATTACGAGTTTTTTCTATATTGTATGTAACTTCAACACCTTGATTTAATTCTATCTCTACCACTTCTAATATGTTTAATTCATCATTTTTAACTTTGTCTCCGATTGTCAGTGGTCTATAATCTGAATCTACATATGAATCACCCGCGATAAAAAATGGGTGGTCAAGTGTTGCAGTAATCTTTGTGTTGTTGTCAAGTTTATATGTAACTAAGTTATCGTGTCTGATTGCGGTAATCATTTCAATTATTTCATTTTCTAATTTACCAGTTTCAACATTGTATGTTTTGATTTCATCACCTGGTTTTAAGTTTTCAATTCTTTGATATGTTCCGTCTGATAGTGTAATCATCGTATGTCCTATGAAACATCTACCCAAACCTCCACAACCTGGAAATTTATTATGAACTAATATATCGTTAGCAAAATAGTTTTCAGTATTTTCAATTGTTAAATTGTATGTTATTTGTTCCTTGTCAAACTTTTCAATCTTAGTTATTTTTTGTTCTAAGACTTTATCATCCTCAATAGATTTCAAACATACATCACCAACATTTAATTGTTCACAATCCATTTTATGAGTTTCTTTTGTCCAATCTGGTCTAACACTTGACCAACCTTTTTCAACCACCCAATATGGGTGGTCTAAAACATTTTCGTTGATGGTTCCATCTTCAAAAGTGATTCTTACAAAGTTTTTATTTACTGGTGAACTTGTTGCCAATACCACATTATTTACTAACTCTTTGTTTTCTATATCATAAGTTAATACTAAGTCTCCTATTTCAACATCTTCAATATTTTTTTGAGAATAATCTCTCATTGTTATTTTAGTTCCTTTAACAAAACAACATTTTGGTGGTAAGTTGTGAACTAATATATTTGATGAAAAGTATGTATCAATATCTTCAACATCTAATGAATACCAATCTAAATCTTGCTGAACTTCTGTTTTTGATGTGATTTCTAACTCAGTTCCGTCTTCTTCTAAAAAGTAATCACCCACTGCTATTTGATGTGGGTTTCTCCAACCCCAAGTTCCACTTTGTTTTACAAAATAATATGAGTCTGATGATTTTGATTGTAGTGGAATCTTTATACTTCCATTCAAAAGATAATATCCAAAAAATGTAAGTGGCATATCCGAGTAGGTCTCAACTACAATGGAACCTGAATCATAAGAACCACTTAAATCTGTTGTGGTGTATGAAACATAATCCATAGTTTCATCTGGCATACCTAATGGTTGATAAGATTTCACTACATCACCTACTTCCACATCTTGTATTTGTTTTTCACTTCCGTCATACATTTTAACTAAACTACCACTAGCTGCTGTCTTACCCATTATAGGTTTTATTCTCCACTGGTCTCCTTTTTCAACTAAATTCCATTTTTGTATAGAAGTTTTGTGTCCAACTTCTTGGTCAGAATTTCCTAAATAAACTTGTTCTGTTGGTGTTAACATATGTGTAATTTTACCAACATCTAAATAAGAGAACCCGTCCATATGACTACCACTTTGAACAATATATGATTCTATCAATGAACCACTATCAACTTCATTTTGATAACTTGAACTATTTGGATGATATGAATAAAAATTTAATCCATTGACAAATAATCCAGCATCCGTGTTTGGTTTCTTTGCTACAAAATCAGGATACTCAACATTATCAGTGTATGATGATGTATTAAATAAAGGAATTAATGATGAACTCGCTGGTGAATTTGATAATAAAGTTCTGAAAGTATTTTTGTTAAATGAACCACTCGTCATATCCAGTAAAGCATCATCACTATACCAAGGTGTTTGAATCCATAAATGAAAACTACCTGAGTATTGGTCTTGTCCTCTTTGAGAAAAATAACTTACTGATGTGTCATCATTATATTCAAAGTTGACTGGTATATTGTGTCTTGCAAAACTTGAACTAATTAATGGTTGATGTGCAAGTGGTGGATTAACACCAAAGTCTTCATTACCTGGGTGTCCGTAAACATAACAAGTATTACAACTTTGCGATGCTACATAATTTGAAATTTTGTGATAAAGTTCATTTTGTAAGTCTATGTATCTACCAGCAAAGAAAACATTAGTATTTTGTTCTATAAAATAAATGTCATTGGAACCCGATTCAACAATATAGTCTAATCCAGATACGATACCAACATTCGTGTTTGTTGGCCAACCGGTGCTTCCTGTAATGTAATTATAATATTGTTCTGATTTTGTTTTTACTGACATAGTTTTTTTCCTATATATAAATATAAATTAGACAAACTTTATCCAATCCTTTATAATTTTAATAGAAAAGTCTTTATTTGTTTGTATTCCAGCGTGTCCACTTCCAACTAAATCATTGTCTGTTTGTAAATCCAAGTAGTCCTCTAATTCATATTGTAGTAATGGAATATTTAGAGACTTTAAATAATAATAAATTAACATTTTATTTCTATGTAAATTATCTAAATCATTTTCATCATTTTGTATGGATGTAATGCTATCGTGTATTTCATTACCCTCTTTTGTTTCCCAGAAATCCCATTTTCCGTCTGGTTTATAAGAACATTTTCTACCATCTGATGTGGTATATTCTTGTCTATGTGGATAAGTATGTAAAACAATAACAAAATCTGGCTTTAAGTATTCTGTAAAAGATAAAACCGACCTTGATATCGTATCATTTGATGTCCCTTGTATTCCACAATTCATATAACTATGACCAGTTCTATCTGAAATTAGTTGTGCCCAAGTGTTTTCTAATTCATTTCCTACACCAAAAGTATGACTACAACCAAATGTTAAAAACTTTTTCTTTGCAGATTCATATGTTTTCAAATCATCTCCACGAAATCCAAGTTCATTAAATTTATAGTCAATTTTTTCACTTTTGTCTCCACCAACACAATTATGTGTAGTGTCTATTCTGTTTTTGATGTCATCAAAAATATCAAAACTTTTGTGGTCCCAACCCTTCATTTGTTTATCCTATGTAATAGTATTGATTCAAACTTTTCCTTAGTATCTGTTTTGTCTATGACCCATTCCGGAACATAGTATCTATCTCTATTATAATTAGGTAAATAGTTAACATAATCTGGTATTTTTATATCAACCTTGTAAAACTTTAACTCTTTATTCTTAAGAAATGGTGCTCCCCACTTATCCACACCATACATAGTTTTTTTATCGTTAGTATTGTTAAAAAATGTCACAATGGTTCCTACTTTACATACATTTAGTATTTTTAATGGAAAAACTTTTTTACCTAAGAATTCTCCCCAAGTATCTCTAAATATTCCGTCAAACTTTTTCTCTGGTAGATTTGTAATCCAATCCCCAAATATCGTTTTAACATTTGGTTTATCTTTTGACCATTCTAATAATTTTTCATAAATTTTCTTATCGTTTTCAATTATTGTATGTGATTTTATGTTGTATGATTGAATATAATCTGCACTTATTCCCATACCAAATCCAATTTCTAAAATATCCCCACCATTTTGACAAACTATTTCAGCGTGTTTTTTCATCATCAGGTCTTCCCAATCGTGCATTACGATATGATTGTCTTTAATTATACTATTTTTTGTGAATATCATTTAGTCTCTTTTTAAATTTATCCTCTGTGTCTTGTTCAGTAATAATCCATTCTGGTAAATAGTAGTCATTT